CGCAGTCTGAGTTCAGAATAACATGAGTACACGTATACGTAGGACAGATAATCGTGCGAATAACTATGCAATTCAAAGTAATTTGAATTACACTCTTCGCAACATCGACCCCGGTAACACTAATCCAGCCTTACATGGCTGGCTCTGGTATTCCCGGGTCGTTGGGCCTGGAAGTTTCAAATACCATGATGCACCCACCTCCTCATTCATGAGGGACGAGGTCAAACCTGGTAAATGGACTTACAAACTGTGCGAGCACGAATCGTTCAGAGGAGATTATAAATATCTCACTGGCGCCGGCCCGTTTCAGTATGATGTCACTATTGCGCAAAACACCACCTACCATGATGGTAGTGAAGTGTTTTTGCGTCCTAGTGGTGTAGTTGTTGAGGAAGCCAAAAAGTGGCTCCAATACAACACCATCAGACCCGCTTCTATAGAGGATGTAATACCTCTATTCAAGCACTCTGCCCTACCTACTAAGGTATACATTGACCGGGACCCGTTCGACACGGAATTCTCGGTCTGGTACCTTCTCGTCGACCTGTTTGATCTGTTTACTGGTGCAAGACGGATCGCTAAAAAGTTAGCAGCCCAACCTCGACCCCGTGTCCATTCAAAAGACACGGCTAGAGTTATCGCAGATAAACACCTTGGCTTCCGCTTTGGTGTGGTTCCGACGATTGCTGACATGCAGGAGTTTATCCATAAAGTTAATAACTGGAAGGATAAATATGACGAGCTCAAAAAGAAGGTCTTGAACGGCCGTTTTCGACGGCATCAACCTAAGGTTGATCTAAGTATGATCTTCCCTGACTGGGAAGAATGGGTCGGATTCAACGTCCCATATACTAACGTTCCTGTCGCTTGCAAAATTCAGCAAACGACGAAGGCCTCCTGGCATGGTTTAGCGCTATATGGCTTCACCTGCCCTGAATTCTCGGGATGGCTTGGACGACTTGCACAGTTGATCGACTCCTTCGGAGTCCTCGACCCTACCGCGATTTGGGACGTAATACCATTCAGCTTCGTGCTGGATTGGTTCTTTACGACCTCTTCGTGGTTGCATAAGTTCAAGCCTAAGTTATTCCCGGCTACGGCGGTGATACATGATTATCTTGAATCGATATCTGTATCAGCCGGCGTTTCTTATAGGTTGCGTTATTACGCTATCAACTTCCAGAGCAGTTATTACAATGCTCCAGTTGAAATTCACCCCTTCGTCCATGAACAGACGATCGGAGTGGAGACCTATAAGACATATGTTCGTCACAGGTTTCAACCTGATGTCGGACGTGTGTCATTAGTATCTGGGCTCAACCCTAAGCGTCGAAGAGACGTCGGAGTTGATCTAACCCGTGCGGGCGTAGCAGCATCGTTGCTTGCTCAACGGATTCCCAGATGAAACAGCCATTGCGAAATGGCTCAATCCACAGTTAACAGAAAGAGATCAGAATGTTTGCAGATCCCTTCGTGTTAAAAGTACCCCAACTGTCTGCGCATACTGCGCTTACAGGTCTTGAGTCCATCAGTCTTGCAAGACTGCCGGAGATCAATGGGGTCGTGACGTATAGTGGCGCCTCCTCGTTTGGAGGTGGCTACAACGTGTCGCTCCGGAATTCTCATAGTAAATCTAATGAGAACAAGGGAGTGGCACCTACGTCACGAGCAGTATCCCGTATCGATGTCACTGGTGTGAACAGCGATGCGAGAGCACTGCGTGCGTTCGCCTACACGGTTATCGGCATGCCAGAAATGGACATGTACGCTTCCGCTGCAGCGATTGCTAACGCCGAGCCGCCTCTTTTGGCGATCGACGTGTTTCAACTATTGTTGGCTGCCACTGCGATTAGCAGTTCAGCGACAACTATAGATGAGACTAAGATTGCCCGCCTCGCGGCGGGTGAGTCTTAAAGCAGGGACGCACTGATTAACTGTTGTGGATCGGTTGTGCATTCTGGCTAGGAGCTCTACCCGTATGGGAGAACATAATAGCCTAGACACTTACGTGTCTCTGACTGTGCAACTGTTCCATGACATAGCTCAATGCTATTCTGATACTCGGGAGTCTGAACGAGATATCGCAGAGATGCGATCTCGCTATGATTCGGAGGGTATTTCGTTCTTCACGAAGACCCTCCCGAAGCTAGGCAAAGCCCTTGACAAGGCTCTGCATAGTGACGCTCCTCTACAGGTACGCGGTTTTAAACTAAAACCTAATACCGTAATTCCCCAATTCCTTGGGTGGTTACTAGAGCGCGTCTTCTCCGAGTTAGGATATGTCAGGGGCGACCCTGACATTACCGCATTGAAGCATCTGCGACAGTTCTTGTACTTCGCGTACAAGTTAAAACTGCCATATGACCCGGAAACTGAAAAGTCAGTTATCGAGTCGTTCGTCTCAACGCAGACGGAGCTTGAGGATTTATCCTTCGGCTCTGATCTACGACCAATCCTCAACAGTGCGCGCGCTTTTATTAGCCGCCTCTTTGACGGGTACGATGTTAGGGATATTGTTCCCCGACACGGCCCTGGAGCTGTTGCAACGGGTGAGGAAGTTGGAGAGAAGTCAAACTTCTCTCGAATCTATAATCACACCGAACGATTGTACCCCTTCACGGAGTACTTCGTACTTGGATCAAACCAAGTAGCAGATCAGCTTGATTGGTTACAGTCCCTCGAAGTTCTGGAGCATGGTACGGCCGAAGTCGTACTAGTGCCTAAGGACTCAAGGGGACCGAGACTCATATCGAAAGAACCACTGGAATTACAGTGGATCCAGCAGGGGATCCAGAAGAGTTTATACTCTTGGATTGAAAACCATCAATTAACACGTGGGTTCGTGAACTTCACGGATCAAACGATTAATCGAAGGCTCGCCCTGGGGAGTTCGCGAACTGGAAAGTTCGTGACTCTCGATATGAAGGACGCGAGTGATCGTGTCACGCTGAGATTAGTTGAAGAACTCTTCTCAGGTACTGAGCTCCTGGGTGCCCTAAAGGCATCCAGGAGTGAGTACACACGGTTACCCGATGGCAGGGAAATACGTCTAAATACGTTTGCTCCAATGGGATCAGCAGTTTGCTTTCCCATTGAGGCTTTGTGTTTCTACGCATTGTCTGTTGCAGTGCTCCATGTACACGGACGTTCGGATATAAGAAATAAACCGAATATCTTCGTGTACGGGGATGACATCATAGCATTACGGGATGACTATCCGTTACTGCTACAGTACCTTCCACTATTTGGACTTAGGTTCAATGTGGACAAGTGCTGTGTGTCAGGACTCTTCCGAGAGTCTTGTGGGTGCGACGCCTTCAATGGCGTCGATGTTACACCTATCCGGTTACGGAACACATGGTCTCATCTGAGGACCAGAGATGCTAGCGAGCTTGTATCCTACGTTGAGCTGTCAAACTCATTGTGGGAAGCAGGCTATTGGACTACCTCTGATCTGATTAAGGATATGGTTGAATCCCGTTATGGGAGACTTCCATATACAAGAGAGAAGTATCAATACCGCGACCTAGCCGGTCGTTTACGTATTGACTCCTCACCCTTGATTGGATGGTATCGTAGTCACGTGCACCAGTCAGCTAACTCCTGGGTGAAGAAAAGGTTTAATCCTAATCTACATCGTTTGGAGTATAAGAGCTGGACCACCCGCCCGGTAAAGAAACTTTACCGAGTGGATGGTTGGCGAGAATGCCTCCGGGTCATGAATACCGGGAGTGGCCAAACGCCACCCCGAATAAAACATGATGGAGACAAAGGTGCCAACGTTGGCGTCTACGCGCTGCCTCATCGCGTTTGTTTACGAAGAGGCTGGGCCCCGGCTTAATCACCCGGGGTGTGCCACAGTCATGGCTTAGAAACCATACTGTGTCCCGCTATATGAAACATAGTGTCAGAGTTAGTTGATTAGATCATTCAAGGAGGACATTATATATGCCAACCAAGAAGTCTAAGTCAAATAAGACTGATTCAACAAGTTCCCAATTCCCTCTTCCAGAGGGGATTAATGGACTGTTACAAG